ACAGCAAAATCATTGCCGGAATTTCTGCGGCAGCAACTTCTGCTGGTACTACTATTGATGCAGCTGGTGTTCAAACTTTGCTTGGTTCCGTAAAGGGCGAAAGCGTATCCATTCTGTGCAACAGAAAAACTCTGTACAACAAATTGTTGCCGATTCAAGATAACAGCAAATCTAGCATTGTAAAATTCGATGGCACTTATGAAAGCGCGCGCGTTTACGGTGTAGAGGTTCTCGTAGACGACAACGTAGCAGACGATACTGTCATTGCAGGAGATATGCCGAAAGCTGTTGGCGCAATCGGTGAAGATATTGGCGTTCGTCAAGCTTATGATATCGAAACTAACAGCTACAAATACTTGGGCGTAGCTATGTTCGACACAAAAGTAGGCATCAGTTCTGCGTTCGCAAAGCTGGTAGTTGGGGGCTAACCCCAACCACCTCTTTGTTTATGATGATAGCGGAGGGCTAAGATGCTAGAAAAGGTAAAGCTTGCGCTAAGAATTACAACAGATGCCTTTGATAGTGAAATTCAAGACTTGATTGATGCGGCGCTGGCTGACCTTGGCATTGCCGGCGTAACAACAATCACAGAGACAGATCCACTTATTGTTCGTGCGGTCACTACATTTTGCCGCGTGAACTTTGGGCAACCTGATGATTACGATAAGCTTAAATACTCCTATGATGAACAAAAAGCACAATTGCAAGTAGCTACCGGATACACGAATTGGGGAGAATAACAATGGACAGATCAGAAGTGATTACATTGGTATCCCAAACATACACACAGGATGATATAGGCCAGCAAGTGCCGGCAGAAACAGAAAGGCAAGTGTATTGCAATGTTTCAAGTATAACCATGAATGAATGGTACGAAGCCGGCAGAAATGGATTGCAGCCTCAATACAAGCTTACAATGTTCCGATATGACTACAGCGGAGAACAAATTGCTGTATACAAAGAAAAAAAATACTCCATATACAGAACTTATGTTCGTGCAGATGAAATGATAGAGCTGTATGTAGAGGAACAGGTTGGTGTGTGATGGCTAAAACTATAGGTATAGAAAAACTTGCAGATGCAATTGTGGGAGAGCTTGAAGCTTATAATCAAGAGGTAACCGAGCAAATAAAAATTGCTGCCGAAGAGGTGGCAGAAGATTGCGCAACTGATATCAAGGCAAAAGCGCCGAAAGGAACTGGTAAGTACAGGAGAGGATGGAAAACGAAGGTTGCCTTTGAAAGTAATGAGGACATAAGGGTTGTTGTTTACAACAAAACAGCGCCGCAGCTCACACACCTGTTAGAGTTTGGACATGCAAAGGTTAACGGTGGGCGCGTTGAGGGGAAACCACACATAGCGCCCGCAGAACAAAAGGCTGCAAAGGCAATGCTGAACAAAGCGAAAGTGGCGGTGAAAGCGAAATGATGACCTTGGTAGAATTAAATGAAATTCTAAAACAATCCGGTTATCCGGTTGCGTATAGGTTTTTCAATACAAAGCAAACGCCGCCGTTTGTGTGTTATCTTGTTTCCTACACGAACAATCAAAGCGCTGATAATGTACCGTGGAAGAAAATCAACCATATACAGATAGAACTGTACACAAAAAACAAAGACCTAGACGCAGAAAAAAAGATAGAAGATTTGCTGACAAACGCAGGTCTTTTTTTTAATGCGGAAGAAACGTACATTGATACGGAAAAAATCCATCAACGAATCTATGAAATAGAGGTGTAAATATGGCGACAGCTGAAAAACTGTATTACGGCCTGGACA